TCATCTAAGTCCTTCAAACTTTACAGGTAATGGTACAGATGGTGTTTTGATATGGCATCCAATGCTTACTAATGATCGTACTAATGAAGGAGAATATACAGCTAACTTAGGAGCAACTTTATCAGGTGCTGCTAGATACAGCCACGACCCAGAAACATTAGCACCAACAGGTTTGTATTTGGAACCTGAAGGGGTTAATTATGCAAAAACATATTCAAGTCAAGAATTTACTTATAGTGATGTTATAGCTCCTGATGGATCAAATACTATTTTTGATAGTGATAGTACTAATTTAACTAGATATATTACTGCTGGAACAAATCAATATACACCAGCTAATGGTCAAACTGTTACTGTTTCTTATTGGGCTAAACATAGAGATTCAGCAAGATCAAGTCATACTGGAATTGGTAGAAACAAAGTTAGATTTTTGGTAAGAAAATGGGGTAGTTCAACGGCAGCTAGTATTAATTTTATGTATGACATAACTACTCAAACAATGGTTTCGTCACAAACAACTACTGGAACGACTACAACCTTTAAACCTTATCCAAACGGTTGGTATCGTGTAAGTCATACGTTTGTCACAGACTCAGCATTTACAGGTGATACTAATATGCTTTTTTATCAGTATCAAGGTGGTGCTTCTTCAATACATGCAGATCTTCCATATGTATGGGGTTTACAGTATGAAGTTGGATCTTATGCTACTGCATATATAAAGCCTGTTGTAGATTCTACTTCTTCAGTAACCAGAGCAGCAGACGTATATACCTCAACAGCTAATCTTACAGAAACCTTTGAACCAAGAGGTTTGTTGATTGAACAGGCAGCTACTAACCTAATATTTCCAAGCGAGGATATAAGTAATTATGGTACACATCAAGCAACTAAAATTCTTAATCAAACAACTGCTCCTGATGGTACATTGACTGCTGATGAAATTCAATGGAGTGGTAATGGCTACAACAATAGTATTAACAAAAATAAACCCGGAAATGGAGTTTATACAATCAGTGCATTTTTTAAAAAAAGTAATACTGATGGAGCACATATTTATGTTGATAATTCTAGTTTTAAAGGAGCTATATTTGACCTTGAAAATGGAACTACAGGACCATATGATGCTACTTTTTCATCAACAAATATAGAAAATTATGGAAATGGATGGTATAGATGTTCTGCGGTAACTACTGCTATCAGTGGAAGTAAGATTGGATATGGTGCTTGCGACAGAGATGAAACAAATCCTACAGGAATCCAGCCATCAGTTTCTAACGCATCAGTGTATATTTGGGGTACTCAAGTAGAAGCTGGCTCAGTACTTACTTCCTACATCCCAACATCAGGCAATACAGTAACCAGAGCAGCCGATATCGCATCAATAACTGGTGATAACTTTGGTACTTATAGGACTAACATAGTTCCAAATTCAAATCAGTTTTGGAATTGGCAAACTGGTACTGATAATACATATTCTTATGCTTATCCTAATCCTATAGATGGTTTACATAATGCTGGGTTTATTGATTATCAAGGTGCTGGTTCTAATCGTACAAAAATTGGAGGTCTGAATCCAGAATACAACCAAGGATATTTTTCACTGTATGTTAAACCTGTAAGTGCCACATGTTTTGTACAATTTTTCACTGGAAGATCAGGACACGGAAGAGCTAACTTTGATTTAATAAATAAGACTCATGGTGGAGATGGTACACGTTCAATAGAAGATGTTGGTAATGGTTGGCTTAGATTAAAGTGGATCACACCTAATTACACTGCTAATACAACTTCTAATTTAACTATTAATTCTAAAGCTAATGCTCTTACTACAACTAGAAATGGTGGTGCAGTGGGTACATATAATAGATTTTATGCGTATGGTATGCAAGGTGAAATTGGTGGATTCTCAAACTACATCCCACTAACAGAGAAATTCACCAGACGACTAGGTAACGCAACGTATGTTGATAGTAATGGTTTGATTAAGACGGCTTATAGGAACTTAATACCATATAGTTTAACTTTTAATAGTAGTACTTGGGTTGTTTCAAACAGTACAATTACACCAAACTTTGCTGAAGCTCCTGATGGAACTCAAACTGCTACAAGAGTAATTGTTAATTCTGGTGCTTCAAGTTGGGTAGCTTATAATGCACCGTCATTAATAACTGGAAAAACCTATACATATTCTTTATATGTAAAATCTAATGGAAATAGTAGGACCCTAATGATGAATATTGGTGGATCTGCTATTGGTTCTAATCAAGCTATTACCCCAACTAATGAATGGATAAGATACACAAACTCTTTTGTAGCAGGATCTGGTACTAACCAAGTTTCAATTAATAATGGTGAGGAATCTACAGATGCTTTAGTCTGGGGTACACAATTAGTAGAAGGAACTGAAGCGGGAGAATTTGTTAATAACACAGGTACAACATTATCTGCACCACCACGCTACAGTCATGATCCTGATACATTAGTTCCTACTGGTTTATATATTGAACCTGCTGCAACTAATTTTGTTCTATATAGTGAGGACTTTACATCTAGAAGTGCATCTTCTGGTTGGAACGATCATTCTGGAGTTACTATAACTGCTAACGCTACAACAGCACCTGACGGTAACCAAACAGCAGATAAAATAATACCAACTACTAATAACGCTAATGGTCACTTAACTTACCAAATAATAGCTAATGATGGTATAGCTTCAGTTTATGCTAAAGCTGCTGGATATAATTATGTTTCTGTAATTTTGCAAAAAACTGCAAGTTCTGCGTCGGCAGTTTCAGTAAATCTTACAAATGGTACTATACACGCTTCTCAAAATAAACATACAGAGACTAAAGTTCAAAATGTAGGCAATGGTTGGTATCGAATTAGTTTAAAAAGTACACAAACTGGTCACAATGTATTTGCTATTCAACCTCATAATGGTGGTACACCAGATACTGCTACTCACTTTAGAGTTACATTTGCTGGAGATGGGACAAGTGGAGTATTTCTTTGGGGTGGTCAACAAGAAACTGGAAGTTTTGTTACTTCTTACATCCCAACATCAGGCTCAACAGTAACCAGAGCAGCAGACGTATATACCTCAACACCTACAACAGTGTTGGATCGTGATGGTGGTAATAAAGAGGCTTTCTATGACCAATTTGGTAGTAAATCACTTTCAGTAGAATTTACTAAATCTCCAACAAATTTAGCTAGACTATTCGATATGAATGGTCCTAATAATGAAGAATGTTTTGTAAATTGGTTAGGTACAACTGGTGGAACTAATTTTAGATTCATTACAAGTGGTGGAGATCAAATGTATGTCAATCATAATATTAATAATTTTAAGGATTTAAATAAAGTAATGATTGGTTTAGGTACTAATGATGGTGTATATGGTTCTAATGGAGTTATTAGTAATACAGATAATTCAATAACTTTCCCTCAAGATAATTATCAAGCAGGATTAGATTCTGTACGACCAAAAGAAATGCTTATTGGTGTAGCTAGACAAAGTTCTTATGGATTTTTAAACTCTCCTATTCAACGCATGACTTGGTGGAAAACACGTCTACCAGACGCATCACTTATAAACATAACTAACACATAACTATGGCAGAAGAAGCTAAAAAGGAAGAGGAACTCGAAGCACCAGCTTCAGTTCCCGGTCCTTTCTTTAAATGGTCAAGTGAAGCAACTTGGATCACAGCAGCTAAAAAAGCTGGCTTTTATACGACTGTTACTGAAACAGACGAAGAAGGAAAAGAAACAACTAAAGAGGTATTAGAACCATATACTCACGACCATGCTATTGATGTAATTGGTACGTTGTATGAAGGTGGTAAATGGGATGATGAGGGTAAAGAAATAGAAGCTCCAACTAAATTAGCTGGATGGCATGTTAACTACTTAGGACCATTACCTACGGGTTGGGACAAGAAAGAAGTTACACCTAAAACTCCTCAAAGAACCTTTGCATAAATGGGAGAGGCGTTAGACCTTCCTAATCCAAAACTACCCATAGCTCCTGTTATACCTAGAGTTAATCTAGATATACCTACAGCAGAGATACCTACTTATAAACCAATAGTTGTTCCGCCTAGTGACCTCCGACCACCTGATGGTGTGAAGGCAGAGTCAGAGGATGAACAACCTACTGGGATAAGACAAATAGAATTACCAGTATTGGACTTTAAAATACCAGTACCTGAAAACGAAATACTAATAACGGCTGGTACAACAGCAGTCGTTTCTGTTGCTGCCACCCTTACAGCTACAGCAGCTTTTAAGTGGGCTGTGACTGCACTTAAGCCAATATTAAAAACATCATGGAAGAAGATAAGTCAGTCAAAGAAAAAGGGTTCTTCGGAAAAGTAAAAGATATAGCTGAAGACAAAGAACATCAAATAGAGTTTCTTGGAACTGTAGTAAGACTAGGCGTTGTTGTCTGGTCTGGATTCATTATTACGATGAACTACGTTGAGATACCTATGGTAAAGAAATCTGGTAACTCAGATATCACTTTCGTCGCCAGCGTTTTTACGGGGGCACTCGCCACATTCGGCTTGACGACTGGAAAAAATGGCAATGGTAAAACACCAGCAAATTGCCCGATGGTAAAAAAAGACAAACCAAAAGTATGAAAAAATGGATCATACTCTTAGCTCTGTTGTCACCCGCAGTAGCGAGAGCAAACACAATAACGCCCCAGTTCACACAGGGGAGTATGACGAGTACGACAACAACTACCCAAACAATTTCAGAAACAGTAAATCAAGAAGTATATGGAGCCGAGGTAAAAACTTGGTCAGGAACAAATATAACTCCTTCAGGAGATATTGCAGATACTGCTACAACCTTCAGTTTGACAACTCCCGGAGCAGACTTTCAGTTAGAGATAACAGAAAGATCAGCAGGTCTAATCGAAACAATAGACACCATAAGGGATATTTCTACAGATTCCACTACTACTTCTTACTCAGTCTTCTCACAATAAGTCCAGCTTACGCAGAGACAGATCCTGAGACAAATAACGTAAGCAACCCAGTAGCTGCGGCGACTGGAAACGTTACGAATCAGGCTGTCCAATTTCAAAATAATGGAGCACCAAGTCGCCAACAGTATGGTGGAAACATAAGCTGCAACGGCAGCACTATGACCTTTTCACCTTTTTATATGGGCAACCATACAAAGCCGTGGGAGATGGATGAAGAAACTGGAATGAACCCTTCTAGCTACACGTTAGCTGAGAACTGGGGATTCCAAATTAACTTCATGGTTCCGTTAGATAAAGAAAGTTTAAAACGATGCAGAAGTATGGCTGCAAGACAAGAAGAGAAGATGCGACTCGACTACGAGTTAACTAGAGCAATTAAATGTGCTCAACTTATGAAAACAGGTTTCACCCTGAGACCGGGAAGCAGAGTTGTACATATGTGCAATGACGTAATCCCAATTAAATAACCAAATTAAAAAAATAAAATGTTAGCAATCTTAAAACCATTTGTGCTCAGCGCACTTAAGTCACCAAAATTCAAGACTTTTGTTGTTGAATTATTGGAAAAATTAGTAGCCCAGAGTGATAACGAATTGGACGACAAGGCATTAGCCATTGTTAAAAAAGGGTTAGGACTATAAAAATGGCTGGTGCAAATAACATCATTGGAGTTAAAACCACCAGATTCCCTGAGTATCTCTACAACATGGATAAAGAGAGATACAAAGACAAAAAGAATCAGATCTTAAAAATCAGGAAAGCACAGAAGAAAAAGAAAAAAAAGAAGTACACGGCATGAAAAAAAAAGCAACCGAAGATCAATTCAACGAGTTGCATAACTTAGTTACTAAAGAGTTCCTTGCTCGTATCAAAGCAGGCGAGGCAACTACTCAAGACTTAAAGGCAGCTTGTGATTGGTTAAAAGCTAATGATATTAGCGGAGTTGCTTATGACGGGAACCCTCTGTCAAAACTTGCACAAGTTATGCCAACCGTTGATCCAGAATTAGTACAGGCGAAACTCTATGGCAGGAACAGCTAAATACTATAAATCCAACCCAGAAGCTAGAGCAAAACGACTCAAGCAACAAAAAAAATACAACAAAACAAAAAAGGGATTAGCCCTACGTGTAAATGCAAATCGACTTAATAGACAACTTGGTACCTACGGAAATGGTGATGGGCTCGACGCTGCTCACTATAAGGGGAGTACTACCAAGGGAAGACTCCAAAAGAAATCCACTAATAGAAAAAGCCGACTCAAAATACGTAAATGACCCCTCTACTACCTAGTCCAAAACATTACTTACAAAACTTAATAACCATGACAAGTTCAGATTCTAAAAGGCTCTGGAGAAGAGCTATTAAAGAGCACTTCAAATGTACATGTGTTTATTGCGGAGAAACTTATGATTTTAATCAACTTACACTCGATCATGTCAAACCTCGTAGCAAAGGTGGGCAGGATCTTACGAAGAATGTTGTTTGCGCGTGCAGACGATGTAATCAAGACAAAGGTAGTAGCAATTGGCTCGGATGGATGCGAAAAGTATTTGGAATACAACCATTGCGAGAACTAATCATTCATCAACACATTAAATAAAATGTCAAGAACAAATAACCTTAAGGTTAGAAAAGAAAAAAAGGTTAAGGTTAAACCTGTTGTTAAAGACCCAAGACCTAAACAATCTGACATTGGAAAAAAATACAAAAATTATGGCGAGTTTAGACAAGCCGTTCTAGCTTGGAAAAAAAGAAACGATAAACCTAGTGTTCGTAAAGACCCATTTGAACGTAAGCACGGTACAAAATCTGAACTTTCTAAGAAGAATGAAGCTAATCAAAAAGTAGAAGAGTACGTACAAAAAATGAAAGGTGATAAACCTATTAGAAAAGTTGATTACCCTTCAAAAACTGTAGAAAAGCCTAAAAATGTATCCAACGAAGAAAACAAAAAAGACAACCAAAACAACGAAAAAAAAGTAGTTAACAATAATAAATTAAAAATTAAACCAACTACTAAAGGTGGACCAGTTAAATCTGGTGTTGAATACGCAAGATCTAAAGGTGATGACCTAGCTGGATTTAGAAGAACTAAAGATACACGTATTACTAAGAAACTTAAAAAAGCTGGATTTACTGAAGACCGTTTAGCAAAGCTTAGAAAAGATCACGCTGAATTTAAAGCGAACAGAAAGAAAAAGAAAAAAAAGAAAAGTTAACTAACCGCCCCGCAAGGGGCTTTTTTAATGGCAAATCCTACGAATAAGGCATTAAGCATGTTGCTTAGTGGTGCGAAAAATGGCAATGGAAATGGGCTTAAAAAAATCCGTGACGTACCTAACTACCAAGATACTGTTGCATATAGCAAAATAAACGAGGGGCTAAGTCAACAAGATTGGACTCTAGACGAAAATAACTTCTTAAATCTAGATACTGATGCCAAGGTAAAACTTCATCAACACATGTTGTATGAGTCTGGAACTGTAACGACTAAAGGTAATCTTTGGTATAACGATCAGCCTTGGATGGAGAATGTTCCATCACTAGGTAAAGTCAACAAAAAAGGTAAGCCTAGTCATGTAAAAGCAAAACAATCTTTTAAAAAAATAAAAGACCCTAGTGAAATAGGTTATAACGACGACAAACGCTATGCGAAAACTCAAGCTAAACAAGCAGAAGACAGAGCTTTTAATCTAGAAGAAGGTACAACTGGTTATGACGAAGTGCATTTACGACTAGCTGAACTGAAACCTCTTTTACAAGAAGTAATTCCGAACTACAACGAGCTTGATATGTTCATTGAATTAAAGAACACTAATAAAAGACAGGTTAAAGACAGATTAGACCTAATTAAGCAGTGGAATAAAGATTTAAAAGAGTATGAAGGTGTGACAGAGAAAACTGAGTTTTATTCTGCCGGACATGCTTCTTCAAGAGCAAAAGGTGGACCAGCAGTTGCAAGTAATTATGGTTTTCCAGAAACACAAGCTCAAAACTTTAAGACACAAAACAAAGAAGATTTACCTAAATGGGTCCTTGAAGAAATTGGTGTAGATACATCATGGACAATGTGGGTTGATAGGTTTTTATCTAATAAATATGGTTTAGGTCTTATAAAGAAAACTGAAGCTCAAAAATTTTTATCTGAGTTTGACAAGCTAGATATTCTCAATAGAAAGGTTAATTGGACGACTGCTCTACAGGCTCGTATAAACGATCTGAACAACGCTTACTAAATTTATCCACATTCGTACATGAAAGACGTTTTAACGTCCTTACAGGGCGATTTCAAGCTGTTTCTGCAAGCATTATGGGACCAGCTTGATCTCCCTTCACCAACTAG